ATTCCCCCGCGATTACTGCGAACATCTTAGGACCGACAACAGCGATTGCTGCGTAAAGTCTTCCAACAATCTTGACCATGTCCTTCTCAGCGAGTGAGAGGTCGTCGAACTTGAATGTTACGCTGTCACCTTCTGGGAGGTTAGCCTGGACACCAGCAAGGTCTCCAACGATAGCGCCAGTTACGTTGTCCTTCTTGATAACTGTCAGACCCTGGAACGGATCATATGCGAACTGTGCCTGAAGCGCTGCCTTCTGAAGTGATGCGATTGTTGCGCCGGATGCGATCAGGACGAGGTTCTGTGCGCTGTCTCCGAGTGCTGCCATTGCATCGATAAGAGTTGCAGTGCTTACTGTGCCAGAGATCTGTGCAACGCCAACGTGTGTAGCGTCAGATGCAGCTGGAGCCTGAGTGATAGCAGTAACAACGAGATCGGCTGCCTTCTGGATGATCTTGTATGTCAGCTCGTCATAGATGTAAGCGAGGAAGTCCTCAGCTCCGAGGGCAAGAACTTCGTCGGATACTGTGATCCACTTCTTGATGTTTGCAGGAACCATTGTAACGATTCCAAGAGTCAGCACTTCCTCAGCCGGAGCATTTGCGCCCTCAGTGTGTACTACTGCATCTGTTGCGGATCTCTCAAATCCGACCTTGAGATTGCCTCTGACGTATGTCTTTGCTACTCTGCTGAAGATCTCGTCTCTTTCCCATGCCTGGCGGACTCTGCTCTCTACCATTTCAGGAACAGGAACGACTCCGCCGGTAACGTTCTCTGTCAGAAGTGCTCTGCACTCTGCGTCTTTACCTGTCTTGACGTACTTTGCAAATGCTTCAATGTACTCAGGAGTGTTTCTAACTTCCATGTTAGTCATTGCTTTATCTTCCTTTCGTGTTTCAATTACTTTTCCCGCTCCACTGGCTACCGCTTCGGCAGCCTTGCGGGACTCTTCTGCTTCGCGCTCAAGCTGCTCAAAACGAGCATCAATAAGAGTGCGCTCTTCCGTAAAGGCATCCATCTGCTCAGCATCTGCATTTTCCAGAGCTTCACCGATTGCGGCCTTTCTTGCCTCGAGCTCTTCGCGGCTCATAGCGTCAATAAGTTCTTTTGTCATAACAAACTATTTCCTTTCTAAGGCCCATGCCTTTAATTCTGCCCTTCTCTGTTCGAGTCTTGCCTTCTCTTCCTCAAGTCGCTCCGCCTGAATCCGCTCGATCACTCCGTCGCGCAGATCGTCAATGCTTCGAGTTACTGCATCCGCAGAAATCGAAGTGCCGTCATTGGCTGGAATTGAAACCGCTGAAACATCAAAGAGTTTGCCAACGGATGTGATGTGCCTGGTGTAGATCCACACGCCAGCGTCATTCTGCTCGCGCTCCTCTGTATCACCTGTTACGGTGAAACCGAAGCTCATCCTGTCCGTATAGCCTCCGCTTATCTCTTCGTACAGCTCGCGTCCGATCTCTGTACCACCAAGATCTGCGGATATAAACAAACCCTTCTCGTCCGGCTTGACTGAGAGGGTGTTGTTCCTTGTCCTTGCGAATACGCGTCCCTCGTGGTTGTACTGCATGATTACATCGCTCATATCGGTCTCGTCGAATGCGGTGCGGTCCACAGTCTCCCACAGCTCCCATCCTTCTCCGCTGTACAACTTGTACGGCTCATCGAATGTGCTTGCGTATCCTTCCACTATCTTTTTCTGATCAGCGCCCTCTTCAGGCTGCCTGATCTCCATTGTCATATTTCTGTATTCGCGATCATTCTTGATCATTTTCGGTGTCCTCCGTTCCTGTGATCTCCGTCGCCTCGTCGGCGTCTTTGTACTCGCCTCGAATGAAACGAACGTCTCCGTTTTCCACTGTGCCGTAGTTGAACAGTTCACGCGCTTCATTGATCGACATAACGCCACGGTCAAGCAGCTGCTGTGCCATTTGGACCTTCTGAGAAGTGCTCATATACTGGAGCCTGTTCGCATTAGCCATTAGATAAGATCCCTGCGCTCTTTCTCGCTCACTGAACAGCATCTTGGTCAGAGCCTCCGAGAGCTGGATCGCAAACGGTTCAATACATCCATCAAAGAATCCTTCCAGCTCGTCCGGCTTTGCCTTGTTCTGGAGCACGGCCTCAGATACTCCGAAATAATTGAAAACGTTGCTTCTGATCATCTCGATCTGCTTCGAGTCCGCTGAGTACGGTGTCACATCAATTTGTTTGATGTCCTTATACTGAGACGGGAACAGGAGAAAACCACCAGCATTAGATTCGCTCGAGAGATTTGCCTCCGTGAATCTCTGGCGTTCTTTCTTCAGATCCTCAGCTGATGCAAAGTTGTTCAGCTGCGCCATGAATCGGAACGTTGCGGAATTCTTGATACCTTCCTCGATTCCCTCGTTCTGTATGTGGATCATCTGCATCGTCTCGCGCAGCGCTTTGTTTGAGTCTCCGAAGAAATCGTCTCTGTATTGATGCTTAGTCAGGACCGCGCATTTACGGAACTCAACCGCTGCATACTGCCCGTTGCTGAACTGGTATCTCAACCACACCTCTCCGCCGTATTCCACCAGCGAACAGGAAGACGGGAGCACCGGAAAGATGCCCGTGATGGTCATGCTTTCGTCGAAGACAGGAACGATAAACGCTGTATTATTTACATCGAGGATCGTGCTGACTCGATACAAAAACTGAGACCACGTCTGCCACTGGTTCGGCCCGAGTCTCAGCTTTGCCTGAAGCGATGGGTTTGCCGTTCCATTGACTTCCACCTTGAGCTTGCTGATGTGCCTCGCCCTGGCGTCAATTGATGCGCGGACGATTTCCGACTCGTAGATCGCGCCTCCCCAGTTTGTGAATACCGGAGCGTAAGCGGTGAACGTCTGGAAGAAAGCCCTCGCATTCCTGAGAGCGTCCTCAGACTTTTTCGCTTCGCCCGGTCTGAATATCTTGTCTAAGAGTGACATTTAATTCCCTCCGTCCCGGCGATTCTTCAACTGTTCGCCGATCTCGCTAAACCATTTCTGACGGACTGTCATTGCATCCAGGAGCGCAGCCATTCCGTCTATATGGGCCGTCGGTTTTATCTTTACCAACTTAGACCGGCCCTTCTCTGTGCTGACCTTCAGCGCAGAATTAAACATGTGTATCTTCAACAGGTCGTTGTCCCCGATGTGGATCTTCCTGTCCTTCATAAGACCCTCAACCTCCTGAATGACAGGGTGCAGGTTGAAGCCTTGAAAAACATCGTCCATGTGGAACCCATAAGCACTCATCTGCTGAACCAAATACGTTGCGCTGTAGCGGTCGTATCCGACTTTCAGCGGGTAGATCTCGTACTTCTCGACTAATTCTGTGAACCACTCAAATACATCGCTGTATTCGACGATATTTGCCCCGGACGGGTAAAGCAGTCCACGCTGCACGTATATGTTGTACGGGACTTGGTCGATTGCGGTCAGTTCCTCGATCCGTTCGGATGGGAGCCAGAACCGAGCGAAGGCATACAGCTCACCATCGCGCTCGATCAGGACCACTCCCGCAGTAAGGTCTGTTGTTCGTGACAAGTCGATGCCCGCCACGCAGTAACAACCCCGGAAGTCTTCCAGACGAAGAGCGTCCCCCGTTGCATCTTCGATGACATTCGCACCGAGCCACGCAAGCGAGGAGGTCTGCTTGAGATTGCAGTACTTTGTGATGAACTCCGCTTTCTTCGAAAGTGACCCCTCTGCGACCGCTATCTCTTCCAGCATGTAATCCACAGAGACGGACATCCCTAAATTCGGATTGCTTTTCCGAAGCTCGCCGATGTCGTTCCATTTCTCGATGTCGTCTATCATGTAGAGCATCGGGAGCAGCTTCGTCTCTTTGCTGTCGCCTAATAAAAAACGAGTTGCCCTCCTGAGCATCTCGTCATAGATTGAGTCGTTTATATATCCTGATGTCGTGCAGCTGAGCAGGATCCCCTCCGGTCTCGCGCCCATGCCCGACTTCATTACTTCGTATTGTTTCAGACCAGCGTCGCCCTCCCATGAAGCGATTTCGTCGCAGATACAAAGCGACGGGTTGAATCCATCGGATTTCTTTGCGCTGAACGCGATCTTTTTTACAGTGGAATTCGTTCCGGGTATCGCCAGATCTGACATCCTGTGTCGCGGAAGTTCCCCATCGTCATACAACTTTTTATTGTGCTGATCCTTCTCCGACAGTCTCTCTTTCAGTTCCTGATATTCCGGATCCAGCGTTACCATCTGCCAGATGTCGTTATAAACAAGATCGGCCTGATCAAGTTTCGGAGCGATGCAGAACACCCTCGAGCCGTACTCGGAATTTCTGAATTCGTAATCGCCGATTGCCGAGGCGAGTTTCGTCTTTCCGTTTTTGCGTCCAACTACGAGGAGGATCTCTCTAAACTGGCGACGGCCCTCGGCGTCTACGATCCCGTATATGCACGACAGAAATGCCTTCTGCCAAACTTCCAATGCGATATTGCCCGGAGCGAGCGGACCCTCAGTGTGGAAACAGTGCTCCTCAATCCACTCGATGGCGTCCGCAGCCTTCTTCGCGTCGAAGTAAAAGCGCTTTTCCTCGAATCCGTGGACGATATACTCATAAACGAGCTCAATCCACTTGCCTACGGTATACTTGCCGTTCTTTATGCCCTGATAATACGTGTATATCCAGTTATCTTTGCCCATTGTCCGACCTTCTCCGGACAACTTGTGCCCTGGTTGCTCTCGCTTTATCTAAATCCTGAC